ATTACGTCCCACAACCATAGCCATTCGCTCAAGGCCTCTGTTGGAGATCCGGAGAGCACGTACATTGAGTACTTAAAGTTTACTCATGGGTGGTCTCTTTTTCTCCTTCTCTGAGACCATTTCATTCTTACTTCGCATCACGCCGCTCGTATGAGAAGCACGAGGCCCGCAAATATCATAAACTTCACTATCTGACTCTACGTCTGGTGTAACAACAGGTCGGCGTCGAGTGGTTGATAATAGCGCCGACATGTTGAAGTTTAGAGGTAAAGATATTAAAAATAAATCACCAGACATTGGTGGATTTGAAGTGGTTCCACCAAGAAATTGTATTTGCCCACCGGTATTAATGTCAAGAAAAAGAACGTAGGTCACTCCACCCTCAGCATTATACAGCAGCGGCGCATATTGTTCATTGCTGGGTGAAGCCCCACCAAAAGCATTGATGGGATTAGCACCGCCACTGTAGGCTATAGAGTATGGGGTGGCAACTGACGCTGACGCTGTAGTCTTGACTTCGCACCGATAAACTAGGCAAACTTTGCCAGAATAAGTGGGTGGCCAGACAATAATATCATAGCCATTACCATCGCTTGCAACTAATTTCGTGCCCATATCAGAATCGGCACTAAGTGTAGGGGGTGTGGTGACTGATCCAAAATAAACAGTGCCACCAGGTACAAAACCGGGCACTGGTAATATATAATGGTCATGGACATCTGTAGTGCCACTAAGTCGTGGCTTTAACAAAGTGATGTCATAAGTCACCCACAACTCACCAATATTGGTCGAGGCGCCTTGCATCCCAACCGTCGCAATTTGAAATTTTCCCCAGTCATAAAGACGCGCATCACCAGTGGTGATTGGTCCAGACCGAGTATAAAGGACGTGGGAGGGCGTTTCAACCTTGTTGCATTCGATGGGGTGCATCAGATCAACAGATGGTTTGCAACTAGAACAGAACTGTGATTGTTCCATCTGGAATTTATTAGGGTACTCTGGCTCAAGGACATTATAGTTGGTAGCCATCACGACGGTACCGGAGGCGGTATTAGTGGAGGACAAGGCGTCGTAGGAGTTGGATTTAAATTCATAGACAACTCCGTTGAGCTGGTACTCTTGATAGTTTTCGGCACTTGCGGCGAGCCATGGGAAAGAGGTTGATAGTGCAGGTTGGATTGGTATTGAAGTGTTTTTGAAGCCGCCTTTGACGTCAGAGGTGATAACATCGAACAGGTACTCCCGATGGGTGATCCGGGTTCCTGAGTTGGTGTTTTTAAACGATGGTAGACGGTCCATTGCAGTGAGGAGGGTATTTGAACTGACTTTGTAATCTCCAAAACCTGTAACTTGTCTAAATAGACGACCCGCCTCTGCTCCAACCCGACCCGCTTGGGGACCGAAAAGACGACCGATTCGTTGTCCCATTCGAACTGAATTGAAAGCTTTGGGTTGCTTGGGCTGCTTCCTTCCGGAGGTGCGTGGTGCATTATTACTGACTGTTTTAGACTTTCGCTGCTTCTTTTTCTTTTTCTGTTTCTGTTTTCGGACATTGGACATGGTAAATTTGTTCTAGCGTGTGAAAGGTTACTTTCTTATTTGGTTTCTTTAAGCTATGCAAAATCACCCGCCTCCCGGGTGGCGGGTGGTCTTGGATAACTTCTGCCTTTGACTCACTAGGGAAATCAATTTGGTATGGTTGCGCCCCAAATTCCTTAAGATCATGGGTGAGGGGCACAAACATAGGAGATTTTGATTTAATTACTTTTGTCTTTTGTCCACTAATTGACTCGATGACACTATCAGGTGGTGGTGGAAAACTCTTCTTAATCGAGTCCCAGGAGCTGAGGTATTGTAACATCTCAGTACTGGGTTGTGTAGGGGGTGGCCAAGACACGTCATCCGGTTCAGGCATATCTTCAATAGTCAAACACCTAACACGGGTGGAACGTGGGAAGACCTCTCCATTAACAACCACAGGTTTCTTTGTTGTTGGCTCAATTGGGTTCATACATAAGGGGGCAAAGAGCAAGTCCGTCGGTTCAGTACAGCGCGCTAGCCAATTACGAAACCTCGTAAGATCAAACTCGGGTAAGACACGTGCAACATAAGCGGTCATCCATTCACCAGATTCATTCTTATATTGTTTGGTGATATCAAATTTAGATAACCAAGTGCGCATGTTGAACGTCTTCTCATCACGGTCGACAGGTCCATGTAGAGAAAGGAATTTTGTACAAAATTCGCCTATAATGGGTGTGTTGGCATCGGTTAATGAATAACTCCTCACCTTTTCACGTAGTTTCATTAGAGGAGTTACATTAGATGGTAAATTAACTGTCGTGTGTAACTTGGCAACCTGTCGAGGTATGTCACAACAATTTGACTCTTCACCGAACCACACATCAGGGGAATAGATTCGAGCAAGGAATTTAATCCCAAACGATCCACGAGTGATAATTTCAATGGTGAGGTCCTGTCCAACTAAACGCGCCGCCCGCAAATAATGTTTAGCGGGTATATTGGCAGACAAGCCATCATCACCCCCATAAATTCCTAGCCGATTATATGCTTCATCAGGGCCAAGATTAAGGCCATCAACTTTGATCATCCGTGCAGCGAGAAAAGCAACAAAGGCATTAAAAATAGTATTGAACACCGATGTCTCCGGTGAACCAGAGGCACGTGAGAAGTCAGTATAATACATTGTAGCAAACATCCCATACGCTTTAAGATTAAATTGGCCGGAATGTAAGTCAATGACTTCTTCATGATGGCTAGGGTGGAAAGCACGGAGCAATAAACATCGTTCAAAATAACGCATCACGTTACTGCCATGGCCATCATATTTAGAAAAATCAGTTGGGGAAGCAAAATCAGCATGAGCCAAAATTTCTACTACCCGTCGCGCAATTTGCCGTGGAGTGCGGCCGAAGGCATACCACTTCTGTTTCTTAAGTATGGTTTCCAGCGCATAAATGTATCGGGAGTAGGAAACTTTATCTCCTGTATTAATCGTTGATATAGGACGAGGAGGTTTAACATCGGCATAAGACTCAGCTTTAAGAAACATAGAAATAATACGCCGTTGCAACGCTCCATAAGAGCTCTCAATTAATCGGCGTTGAGCTGGTCGATTTTGTCGATCAAGTACCTCGTCATGATCGGTCGGATGAAGCATATGCGGTTCTGGTATTAATTTCTCCAAGAACTCATCAATACACCGCGTCAAGAAGGGTTTTAATTCAAGAATTGGCGGTCGTGGTGCTTCAACACGCGAACTAATGCATTCGCGTTCATTAGAGGCCGTCCGATCAGGAGCGAACGATCCGTCGACTAAGGGCTGCATGAAGGAGTGCAACGTTGGTCGGGCGCTAGGTTCATAATTTTCAGGTTCAAACTGATAGCGCCGCACACCGTCACTCACAGGGCAAACAACATCAGGTTTTACAGCCTCCTTCGAGCGGTGGTATTCTAAAACAGGTATAGAATTCTCTTTATCTCCAGGAACTAATGACTGCACTTGTGGTAATGTCAGATCATATTTCGAAGTGCGGGCTATGCCAGCAACAGCATCATCAATAACTGCCGGAATAGTCGTACTAAGGAATTGATCAACACGCCCAGTGGAAATTGTAACACCTTCAGAGGTTTTAAGTAATAAACGCGTGAAACCACCGGGTGTTACAACAGTCAATCGGCGTAGAGG